TACCGTTCCCGTCGTAATCGCTGGCGTAACCCCTGCTGGTTACAACGGCGTGGTTCAGGCCACTTCAACTGGAACCAATACCTTTACTTATCCGTTGGTATCAAACCCCGGCTCTGTGACGGTACAGGGCGTTGTTACGCTTGAAGATGTATCCGAGCTGACTGCAATGGCAACCACTTATTTCGCACAAGGTCAAACAAATGCGATTTATGTGTTGGAGCTTGGCGTTGGAACAGGCGCTCAAGGCATTACTGCTTTGAATACCTACATCAACGCAAACTTGCATAAATTTTATGCTTACGCTTTGCCAGTGGAAATGTCGAATGATTCTACATTTTTGGCATTTGCTCGCACTTGGGATGCAACAACTGCTTCGGTCTACTTTTGGATTAAAGCGACGCTTGCCAATTATTCGACCTTCACCGGTACGAAATCGATTGTTGCACTGTGTCAAGACGTTACAGCTCCAAGCACCGAATGGTCGCCAGCTGCAATGCTTTGGGTGGCAATGAATTACAACCCTTCCAATACCAACAAAGTCACGCCAATGGCGTTCTCTTATGTGGTTGGAGTTACGGCATTCACCGGCACTCAAGCGCAGCAGCAATTACTGCGTACTGCGAACTGTAACTACATCGGAACTGGTGCGGAAGGCGGCATTAGCAATACCCTGATTCTTTGGGGTGTTACAGCTGATGGCAACGACTACACTTACTGGTATTCGGTGGATTGGGTTCAAATCAACGTAAACATCAGCATTTCGAATGCGATCATTAACGGTTCGAATAACCCGATCAATCCGTTGTACTACAACCAAGCCGGTATCAATACGCTGCAAAAAGTGTCACAAGGCACGATGAATAGCGGTATTGCATTTGGCCTTGTATTGGGTCCAGTAACGGTTCAAGCGGTTCCTTTCACGACCTATGTGACCGATAATCCGAGCGATTATGCGATTGGTAAATATGCTGGCCTTTCGGTCACTTACACACCTGCTCGCGGCTTCACTCAGATCATTTTCAACGTGAATGTCAGCTCATTCGCTCTCGCATAAAGGAAAATAGATCATGGCTGGAAATCCACTTATTAACCAAGGCACTCTTAATAGGCTACGGGGTTCCGTAGTCTTTGCGAGTAACGCAACCTTGAACATTACCGCGCCGTACTTGGCAAAGGAAGCAATCAGCATTGCATTTGATGGCGATGCTGGTTTGCTTATCCCAACCTTGACCGGTGGCGTAACTTCACCCGAACCATACCAAATGGCTACGGTGACACTGCACTTGCTGAAATCGCAAAGCCTTGCTGATGTGTATAAAACGCAAATTCAAACCAACGTCAATGTTGGCGATATTTCGATCATTACTGATTCGGCAGCTTTGAGTGACTATGCACTCGTCAATTGCATCCTGAAGGGGGTTCGGGATGTAACATTTGATGGTGTTCAGCCCGGCTTTGTTGTTACCTTGGCTGGTATCTACAACGTCAACAGCTCACTTTTCGATTTAATTTCGTAGGATAACTTTTTAGGACGGAAAAAGTGAAAATCAATCGAGCTTTGAACTTGGTAATTCCGATTGAATCGGAAAAAGGACAAATATACGTTCACAGCACCCCGATCTCGCGGGATGTTTTCGAGCAATATTTCTTGGTTATTTCCAAGACATTTGCCGGAATCTTCTCTCAGGGATTGGGGGCGATTGCTGGGCCTAGAATTGCATACCTGATGCTAAAGCAAACCGCTGAAGACATGGGTTTGTGGTCCGGTCCGGGCGGTGTTGGTAATGGTTTAGTCAATGAAATCATTCGTTTGTCGAATGTATTCATGCCCGGTAAAAAGGGATGGCAAAGTATTCCACTTCAGGTCGCTATTGACAAGGAAGTATTGGATAAGGAAACCGTCGCGGAGATACAGGGTGAACTGATTTTTTTTACTTGCGTGTCCATGATGAACAAAAAGGCGCAAGTGCAGGGAATCATGGATACAGTCAACGGCTTATGGGGTTCGCACACAACATCATTGGATTCTACGGAATACATCAATTCCTTGAAGACATCGACAGAGGTAGAGAATACTGGCGAGATGGAGATCACATCGTCGCTGCCTGTTTAGATTATGTTTCAGGGGAAGGTTTTTCAAGGTTTTTCGAGGATGTTGATATAGAATTCAAGTCAAGCGCACACGAATTTCGTCAAAGGCATTTATTAAGAGCAATCTATGGCAACAAAATCAGTCATTGATATTGAAATCCACGACGAAGCGTTTAAAGAATTCGCTGCGCTATTTGAAAAATATCAGTCACAACTTGGGAAGATGCCGGGCCAGTGGGGTAAGGTTGGTTCGGCTACTCAACAAAGCGCCAAAGGTTTTGACGCTGCCACCAAAAATTTGATGCAAGCTGCGACTGCGATGAATAACATCTACGCAGCGCAAGCCAAGGTCGCAGCCGAACAATCAAAAATCAACAAAATTGCCAAAGATACTCAACGCACATTTGAGAATATCGGCAAAACAACTGCCAACATTGGCAAGAGCGTAGCATCAACCACTTTAAACCTTTTGCGATGGTCAGGAATCGGCCTTGCTGCGGGTTTATTGGGTGGGGCTGGGGGTTTGTTTGGCCTGACATCGTTCGCGGCTAATATTGGCGATTTGCGCCGTCAGTCACAAGGTTTAGGCGTGTCATCCGCCGAACTTCGCGCAGCTCGCGTCGGTTATGGTCGCTATGCCGATGTTGATCCTTTGCTTGGATCATTGTCAGCTGCTCAAACAGACGTTACAAAACAATGGGCATTCGGTGCAAACCGGCTGAATCCAAATCAAAGCGCAGCTGAACTATTGCCACAACTATTGCGTCGCGCGGGTGAAGTTTACAAACAAGGACCAGCTGCTACCGCACAGCAACGATTGCAAGCTCAAGGCTTGGATGTGTTGGGCATTACGGTTGAAACTGCCCGGCGCATGGCTCAGATTACGGAAAAGGAACAAAAGGACGCTGAAGAAAAATATCAGCGAGATTTGAAATCCTTTGACGTTATCGATGAAACTCTTAAAAAATGGCAAGAATTCAGCGTCACGATTAATGAAGCTGGCGAAAAAATCAAAACCACTTTCATTAATGGATTGGCTCCGCTTGCTGAACCATTAGGACATTTGGCTGACAGCTTTTCGTCGGTGGTTGCGTCATTTTTGAAAAACCCCGATCTTCCAAAATGGATTGATACGTTTGGAAAGAAAATAGAGGAATTTGCTAAATACTTGGGAAGCGATCAATTTCAAAAAGACATTGATAAGTTTTTCCAAAAACTTGCATCATTGGCGGATATGCTTGGCGATTTTGTTGATTTTGTTGGCAAATTTATGCCAAGCAAAACAGCGACTGAGGAAAACCGCGCATATTACGCTCCGGGTGGACCAGCCGAACAAGAGGCAGCTGCGAAACCCTCTTGGCTTGATTCGATGTATATCAAAGAATTGGAGCGCAAACGTGGGCTTCCTAGCGGTTCGCTTGATTATATTTGGCAAAAGGAAAGCAATAGAAAACTGATTTCTAAACCATCACCAAAAGGCGCAAAAGGTCCATTTCAATTTATGCCGGAAACGGCAACACAGTATGGCGTAGAAAATCCTGAGGATTTCAAACAATCCGCTGAAGGTGCGTCTAAATATCTGCAATATTTGTTAAAGCATTACAACGGCGATATTGAGAAGGCATGGGCTGCTTACAATTGGGGCGAAAGCAATCTCGACAAAGACATTGCAGCGCATGGCAGCGATTGGAAAAATTATCTTCCTGATGAAACCAAAAAATATATTGGTGTACCAACGGAATCGGGTGGATCATCACCAACTGGATCATCTACTACACCGCAAAAAACTGGAATGCTTAATTGGAATCCAACGCAAATTGCACTGAATGTAACAACGACGAAGATACCCGGACAGGACACAACGGTTAATATGTTGGCTGCGGGTGGATACTACACAGGTCTAGGGGTTTCGTAATGTCTACAAATATCGGTCAAGCGGTCTATCAGCTTGGTTATGAAATTTCACCGATCATACTGTCGGGTGGTCTTGCATCGAATATTCCGGGAACATTGTTACCAATCATTGCGATTACTGAAGCCGCCAATTTTGGTTTTTCTTTATTGAACGGGAATAATCCATTAAACCTAAATGACTTTTTTGGTCATTTCAGGCCATTACCCGGCGGCTCCTTGGTAGAAAATGAAATCGCAACTTATCCATTTGCAAATCAGCAATATGCGGCTAATGCGATCATTGCCAAACCATTGAAAATATCTATGCTGATGAATTGCCCTGCAAACAAAAATGGCGGGTATGTGTCAAAGATGATTACGTTTACAGCATTGAAATACGCTCTTGATTTGCATAATCAAGCTGGCGGCACATATATCGTTGCGACACCATCTTACGTTTACCTGAATTGTATTTTGGCAAACTTGATTGATGTATCCCGGCCTGACAGCCAGCAGCCACAAAATGCTTGGCAATTTGATTTCATACAGCCCTTGGTATCTCAAGGTCCACAAAATACGCTTGGTGCATTGATGTCGGCGTTCAATAATGGAACACCCGTATGAGCGATTTATGGAGTAGTTTAAGCAGTACGATCAATAACCCCAATTCGGTTACTTCGCCGTTATTGGGCGGGTTGATTAATACTCAGGGCGCTGCATCGAGCTATAGCACAAATCAAAGCTCGACTGCTGTAGTAAATAATGTCATTCAATTTGTACCTACCAACAATTCAAATTTTCGTTTTCAAGCGACATTTGATGGATCGGTTTATAACGTCATTGTGAATTGGAATATTTACGGACAACGATATTACGTCAATATTTACAATTTGAATAACAAACTGATTGTAGCGTTGCCTTTGATTGGCTCGCCATTGAATTACAACATTTCATTGACTGCCGGTTACTTTACGACACAGCTAGTTTATCGCGCACCGACACAACAATTTCAGGTGATTTGATGCGTCGTTATGAAATCAAAATTACCGACCAAGATGGCAATCCAAAGGAAATAAGCGGGTTTAACGGCGGTACTTTATTCAACGGAACATTCACCAGCACAGCAGATTCTGCTGGATTATTGACCATTCCCGGCGCGTTAAATGTGGAATGGGATTTACCCATATCGGTTTACAATTCTCCGTTAGGCGGCGCTTTTTTGCGTGTCTATGGGGTTGGACTGCCTTTGATGGCACAGGCGGCAAACTTCAACCCAAGCCCTGATGGAAAAACGTATTGCAATATTGAGATTTCAGGCGGAATGGCTAAAGGATTGCCATTAGCTGTGCCAAGTCAGTACGGAATCTTGATGAAATCGAGAATTCAACAAGCATTTGGCAATTGGCAAGGAACTTCCCAAACGCTTGATTTCATCATGCTGCAACCAGCTGGTAGCAGACAAGACCCTTACAATTTTAGTTTTACTTGCGAATCCGGCACTCAATTTTCGGTGGCAATTAAAAATACTTTGCAAAGTGTGTTTCCAAATGTTTCGGAAATCAATGTCAACGTCAGCGAAAACTTGGTTGCTCCCGAAACAATTGTGGCTCAAAATTTTACTTTGACTGATTTTGCAAAGTTTTTGAATACACGAAGTCTAAGCATTATCAATAATCCCAATTATCCCGGCATTCAGCTTTCCTACGAAAACAATGTCATCAATGTTTTTGACTATACCGTTCCGGCAACTGCTGAACCAATACAAATTGAATTTACTGATTTGATTGGACAACCAACTTGGATTGGACCGCAAACATTGACATTCAAAACAGTCATGCGCTTTGATCTGAAAGTAGGCGGTCAAATTAAAATGCCTGAATTGTCATCAACGCTTGGGTTGATTCTTACTACAGCGCAATCACAATCCCAATATCGAAACGTATCGGACTTTCAAGGCGTGTTCAATATTCAAATGGTGCGTCACATTGGTTTGTTTAGGCAAGCCGATGCAAATAGCTGGGTAACGGTTGTGCAAGCCTATACATTACCGACGGCATAGCAATGGATAATATTGACCAAAAAATCCCGTTTGCACAGTCAATCAATACTTTCACTGATCGAAAGATTTATGACGCATTGCAAGCAGCTGGTCAATCATGGCCTTGTCACGTTGTCGAGGTGAACGGCCCGATTGTGACCGTAGCTTTTGATTTGATTACTCCGTCCACTATTACGTTGCCACAAGTTACCGTCCCATTATTTGGGCCTGAATACATTAGGTATCCAATACAAGTGGGCGATTTGGGGGTTTGCTTTGCTGCCAGCGTGAGCTTGCGCGGTGCGTCAGGATTGGGAACGGGTAAAGCTGATTTCAGCGATCCCGGCAATTTGACATCATTAGTATTTTTCCCGATTGGTAATAAAAATTGGTCATCGGTTGATCCTGATGCGGTGACAATTTATGGACCGAATGGTGTTGTTATTCGGGATACCAATAGCGGTGCGGTGGTAACACTGACACCGACAGGAATTACAGCGAATGTTGGAAATTCAACTATTACGATGAATTCTAGTGAAGTTTCAATTACTTCACCTTTGATTGCGCTTAATGGCGCGATAGAATTAAACGGTCCTGTCAGTCAAACAACCGGAACGGGCGGTGGTACTGGCGTTAACCTTATTGGTCCCGTTCACGTTACCAATGACGTTACAGCCGGAAGTATTTCGCTTGATAGTCACGTTCATGGTGGTGTACAGCCGGGCGGTGGCACAACAACTGGACCGGAATAAAGGAATAATTGTGAGAATCACACAACAAGAATTAAAAAACTATTTGTCTTATGACGCTGAAACAGGTTGTTTTTTTAATTTAAAAACAGGTAAAAACCCCGGTTGGATCAACGATCAAGGCTATCACTTAATTTCAATTAATAATTGCACCTATCGCGCTCATAGATTGGTTTGGTTATATATTTATGGTTTTTTACCTAATACTACTATTGACCATATTAATGGAAATAGATTGGACAATAAATTATCTAATTTAAGAGTAGCCACACATAGTGAAAATTTGCAAAATCGTGGCCCGCAAAAAAACAATACCAGTGGTTATAAAGGTGTCAGTTTTCATGCAACATCAAAAAAATGGGTTGCATGGATTTGCATAAAAAAAATAAAAAAATATCTTGGTATTTATAAAACGCCTGAATTAGCATATGCCGCATATTGCGAAGCACAATCAAAATTTCATCCGTTTGCCGAGGTAAAAAATGGCTAGGACATATGGCAGAGTAACAAATTCTGATGGTTCTACGTTTTGGGTAGAAATCCAATCCGATTCAAACGGAAATTTCGAATACGGTTACGCCACAACTTTAATCCAATGCTTAAAACTAAGCCTTGGTGAATCACCTTTTTATGCTAATTACGGAATTCCGGCGCAGCGTTCGGTTATTCAACAAGTATTCCCTGACTTTTATGTAATGACGACGCAACAACAATTCTCACCGTTTTTTGCTAGTTTGCAAATTACAAAACAACAGTCAACAACTCCGACCTACGATGTTAATATCGTTACGACCCAAGGCACGAAAATCCAACAACAGGTGGCAGTATGACCATTACGACGGACGTTAATTCGACAGGCTTGCAGCCGACTCCTCCAACCACGCTGCAACAAGAACTTATTTCCTTGGTTGCTGCCAGCAATCCGGGCTATACGGCTAATTTGCCCGGGTCATTGATAGAGGATATTAGCTCAACCGATGTAGGTGCATTGGCGCTGATTGATTCGGCTCGCGTAGAGCTTTTCAATAGTATTACTCCTTACACTGCCAACTCGTTTATTTTGAATCAGCTGGGGCAGATTTATGGCGTTCAACAAGGCGTTGGCTCAAATACTTCTGTTTACGTTACTTTTTTGGGTTCTCCCGGTTTTGTAATTCCGGTCGGTTTTATTGTCAGTGATGGTAATTACCAATACACAGTGCAAGATGGTGAAATTATTCCAACCAGCGGTCAAAGCGTCGCGCTTTATTGTTTGGCAAATACAGCTGGATCATGGGCGGTTCCGATAGGTACAGTTACTCAAATCGTTACTTCCGTTCCTACTGGCGTAACTTTAACTTGTACCAACCAAACTGCGGGTTTACCCGGAGCTACGGCGCAACCATTAGAAGATTATCAGGCTCAAGTTATTCAGGCTGGTTTGGCGGTCGCTCAAGGAATGCCGACGTTTTTGAAAACCCAATTGCAAAAGGTTCCCGGCGTACAGGCTCGACTTTGTGCAGTGCGTCAACAAGGAAGTTATTGGGAAGTGATTTGTGGCGGCGGCGATCCCTACCAAGTGGGAAATGCCATTTTTACCGGATTATTTGATATTGCCAATTTGGTTGGCTCAACGATGGGTGTGGCTGGTATTACCAACGCATACCCTGCGGTAGTTACGACAACGCTTAATCATGGCTTCGCTACGGGTCAAGTGGTTCAGATTACCGGCGAAACCGGTATGTCCAACGTCAATGGCAATAATTTTGTGGCGATTGTTTTAAGTGAAAACACTTTCAGCTTAAATTGCCAAATATCCTCAATGACTTGGGCAACGGGTGTCGTTACGGTCACAACCGCCAGCCCTCATGGTTTGCCCACTGGTACATCATCCGGCACGATTTATGGAGTAACACCGACAGCTTATAACGGCTCATACACGTTTACTCGTACCGGCGCGAATACTTTCACTTATCCATTAGTGACAAACCCCGGAACGGTTACGGTTCAGGGTTACACCGGTTTCGATAGTGTTTCACAGGGAACATGGACAAGCGGCGGCGTAGTTACGCCAAACTTACGAAATGTGACGGTTTCGATTAATGACTATCCCGATTCGTACAATATTACTTTTGTGAATCCACCCGTTCAAACCGTCAATATTTCATTGGTATGGAATACGACATCAACAAACTATGTTTCGCCTACTGCGGTCGCGCAGCTGGGCCAGCCAGCAATTGTTAATTACATTAATAGTATTTATGTAGGTCAGCCGATTAACTTGTTTGAATTGCAAAACGTATTCCAAATTGCGATTGCGGGGATTATTCCTCCGACATTGTTATCTCGGATGGTATTTACGGTAGAAATTAACGGGTATGAAGTTTCGCCTGAATCGGGTACAGGTTTGTATTATGGCGATCCTGAAAGTTATTTTGAAACGTCTAATGCTCAAGTAGTCATTACTCAGGGTTAATGATGCTGACAACAATAATCCCAAGTTATCTTTACCAGCAATACGCTGATGATGAAAATCTTCAGGGATTTGTCGCTGCGTATAATAATCTTGCCCAACAATATCTTGATTGGTTCAACAATCTAAATTTGCCTAACTATACGGTTCAATCCGGTGCGGCTTTGGATTGGGTCGCAAAAGGTATTTATGGCTTAACAAGACCAACATTGCCTGAAGGCGGATATACATTTTTCGGTGAGTACAACACCAACGTATACAACCTTCAGACTTATAACAAAGAAACCGTTATTGGACCGTCAAATTTTTATTTGACAACTGATGATATTTTTCAGCGTTGTATTACATGGAATTTTTACAAAGGCGACGGTACGCAATTCAATATCAAATGGTTAAAGAATCGCGTCATTCGTTTTGTAAAAGATGTAAATGGTCTTCCGCTGCCGATTGATAACACTTATGATGTCAGTGTTACGTTTACAGGATTACACGCCGTACTGATTGCATTGAAACCCGGCGCTTATCCTGATATTGGCCCAATACTTCAATCTGCTATCAATGCTGGTGTTTTATCGTTACCATTCCAGTATACTTTTACAGTAACTTATTAAGGCTTTGCTATGACCACTTTGTTATTCGCAAACAATGCAAAAACGACTCTAGCGGCCCCAATTTCGAGCGCCACCCTGACCGCTACACTCGCATCAGGCACTGGCTCATTATTCCCTAACCCAAGCGCTGGACAAGGTTTTTATTTAACCTTTGTTGATGCTGCTACCGGTTTGATTAACGAAATTGTATTGGTTACTGCGCGAACCGGAGATACGATTACAATCGTTCGCGGTCAAGATGGCACAACTGCTAAAAACTGGTTAGCCGGTGATACCGCTGCGATGTTTCCAACTGGCGGCACTCAAGCCAACATGGTTCAGGAAGATCAGCTGCAAAAAGGTACTTATACCTACGGCACAGCTGGTGGCACAGCAAATGCTTTGACGGCTACGATTGTTTCCCAATTAAGCACGATCCCTGACGGTTTTAACTTTATCGTCAAAGCATCAAATACCAATACCGGCGCAAGCACATTGGTGCTGACATTGGGTTCGACCATTTTGTCATCTGCACCGGTTGTGAAAGGCAATAACGTGCCTTTGGCTGGTGGCGATATTGTGACCGGTTATCCTTGCCAATTTACTTGGAGTGCGACGCTGGGTGCATATGTAATGCAAAACCCTGCGACGGGATTTTCGCAAGTCAACTCAGTGGTTGGCGATATTCGCAATGGCGTAATGAATATCGTTGCAGCATCATCCAATGCCACGTTCACAGCTGATGAAATTATTGTCGAAACGACGCTTGGCGGATCAACTTATCAGCTTGCAAACTACAGCCAATCGATCAACTTAGCAATTACTGGCGCTGGCGGCATGGATGCCGGTAGCCCACCGGCAAATGGTTACGTTGGAATTTATGCAATATTTAATCCATCCACTGGTGCAACCAGTATCCTAGCGACTACAACGACGGCTTTTAAAGCGCCAAGCATTTATGGCGGATCAAATATGCCAGCCGGTTATACCGCATCGGCATTGATTAGCGTATGGCGCACATCATCAAGTCAGCTTGTTGTTGGCTATCAGCGGGATCGCGTAATTGGATTTCCTCAGATTCAGGTTTTATCCGTATTTGGTGGAGATCTTTCAGGAACGATCAACATTTCCGGGGTGGTTCCTGTTAATGCCACGATTATTAGTGGAACGATTCAAATGCATTCCGGCGGTGGCACAACCGATTTTGGTGTCAATATTGCCGGTGTACAAAATAAAGTATTTGAAGGTTTAGCCAATTACGCTTGGACTACATTTTCGGATTTGATGTTGGCAACCCCGCAATCAGTAACGTATGGTGTTGGAGATGGCGAATCATCTTGGGGAACTATTTATAACATTGATGGATATAGGTTCTAAAAATGGCATACGTTCAATTTTCAGATTCCACGCAAACGACTGTTATTGCGTCATTTAATACGCCACAGGACCCGGCACATTATCCAAATCAGGCAACTGTCGCAGATAATGATCCACGTTATTTGACTTTTGTTGGCAATACTACTGGTCCAACGGTTCAAGCATTAGCAAAACGAAATGGCTTGTTATTTGCAAGCGATTGGACGCAAATCCCCGGCAATCCATTGACATCTGCTGTACAGGCTCAATGGGCAACGTATCGCCAAGCATTGCGTGATGTACCTGCTCAACCCGGTTTTCCAAACAATATTAACTGGCCTGTCGCGCCAACCACGACTTAAAGGAATTGAAAATGAATACCAATTATGGTTCACCGATTACCGGCACATTGACAGGTACGACAGCAACTGAATCTTTGGCACTTGTCCAATATCCGGCAACAATTGTGCTGACTTCAGCAGCTGGTGGTCGCACGATTCAATTATCCTTTGATAATGGCGTGACATATTTTCCTGCTGTAACCCCTACTTTGTCGCAAACCAGCCAAATCGTTTATGCGTTGACTTACCCTGCGACAAACGTAAAATTTACGGGCGCAGCTGCCGATACATACATCATCCTTTAAGGTCGGCGTAACATGACCATTTTCTTATTTGCGAACCAAGCGCAAACGACGCTTGCTGCGCCGATTTCCAGTACCGCGACATCGGTGACGGTCGCATCGGGAACTGGTCAATATTTTCCGCAACCAGCAGCTGGGCAACAATTTGCCCTGACATTTATTTCCGCATTTAGCAGCTTAATAACCGAAATTGTCTATGTCACAGCGGTAAGTGGCGATACGTTTACGATTGTTAGAGGTCAGGAAGGAACGACAGCTCAAGCATGGAATGCAAATGATTTTGCAGCAAACTTGATGACTGCGGGTACAGGTGCGATATTTACTCAAACCTACGGCCTTGAAAATGGTTTGTATTCTGCTCAGTTTACAAAC